GATACATTAAGTCCACTTGCAAAAGTAGACATACCAGATACATTTACATTAGTAGATGTTAATCTAGTAACAGTTCCTGTGGTGATAGTAGAACTTGTGCTTACAATATCAGTTGTGTTTAATCTTGTAATAGTTGCACTTGTGCCTACAATACTTGTAATCGTAGAACTTGTGCTGACTAAATCAGTATTGGTTAACTGAACAATAGCACCAGTAGTAATAGTAGCGCCTGTTCCTACAAAATCAGTATTTGCTATTCTAGTAATAGTGGCACTAGTTCCTACAATACTTGTGATAGTAGAACTTGTGCTGACCTGATCAGTATTAGTTAACTGTGTTATAGTACCTGTTGTAATAGTACCTGTTGTACTATTAAGTGTAGTAATAGTAGCACTTGTACCTACAATACTTGTGATTGTAGAACTTGTACTTACAAAATCAGTATTGGTTAATTGTGTAATAGTACCTGTGGTTATTGTACCAGCAGTACTTACAACATCAGTTGTGTTTAACCTTGTAATAGTACTAACACCAGTATTATTGATATTAGTAGTATTCAATCTGGTAATTGTACCAATTCCAGTAATGTTGAGGTTTCTACCCGTTACTTCATCATATGTTATGTCATCAAGGACATATAAATCCCCTCCAACATAAAGATCTCCACCAGTAGTAGTAATACCACCAGCAGAGGCTAAGGTTGTTACACCTGCGACTGTTAAACCAGTTTCGAGTCCGACTGGTCCAGTTAATGTGCTAATCCCAGTAACAGAAAGACCACTCCCAACTACTACGTTAAGAATGGTTCCAACCCCAGTTATATTGAGGTTACGTCCTACTACTTCATCATAAGTTACATCACCAAGAACACTAAGATCTCCACCAACAAAAAGATCTCCACCGACGGTTGTGATACCACCAGCAGAGGCTAAGGTTGTTACACCTGCGACACTTACGTCACTAGTAAAGGTTGAAACACCTGCTACCCAAAGAGAGGTTGCACCTATTCCACCTTGAACATGGAGTTCATAGTACGGTACGGACGTGCCAATACCGACCATCGAATCCACAGCATTTGCTAGGATAAGATCGTCGTTGACCTCTAAACCGTTTTTGACTACAAAATTCTTATTGACAGCCATTCGGGTTCACTCTCCCCCGTACTATTTTAATCTTTATTTATTTATACAATTAAGAACCAGCAGGAATTACTGGTTCGTTATCACTTGCAACTGATGTTGCTTCGATAGAAATAAAGGCAGTATCATCATTACCACCAACCTGAGTTCCAGTGGGTAATGAATCACTTACAAGTAGAGTTATCTCACCATTTGAATATCCAGATCCACCTCCTCCACCACCAGTGTTACCAACTAAAGGAGCATCTCCACCAAAAGCACCTGCTCCACCACCACCTTTATCGGTATTAGCAGCAGCATTTCCACCATTCTCTCTAAATCCTTTTCCTGCTTTATATCCTCTATGTATTGAATTACTTCCAACAATTAACAATCCATCATATGTCCTTGCTTGAGTAAATCCTACATCCTCACATGGAGCAAATCCTTGTTGAGCATAATAATCTCCCACAGTACATTTTGGAAGTAGTCCTCCCTCAACATTCAGTCCATTAAAGTTAATAATATCTGTGGTCTCAGTAATAGTGGCTCTAGCATATGATCCAATAGTTCCCATCGCACCTTCTGCAAGTTGTTGTCCACCACCACCTCCATCAGGTCCTTGTCCTGTTTCTCCACCAAGGTTGACACCACCACCATCTCCACCACGACCACCAGTTCCTGATGCACCACCTCCACCACAAACAGCAATTACATTTGCTTTACGATAAAGAATAGCAAGTCCACCACCACCTCTTCTTCCTCCTTGAGGTGCAAGGTTAAATGAATATGGAACACCTAATTTAATTGTATATTCGTTTTCTTTTACCAAAGTAAGTTTGAATACTGATAATCCACCAGCACCACGACGATAACCACTATTAGCATCACCTCGTGAACCAGCCATAGTTATCTTCACTTCCACATCTTTCTCTGATGGCCAGAATGTTATTGATCGGTTAGAGGCATCAGAATCAGCACGGAATGATAAAGCACCATCTGTTAGATTATGAGATCCACTTGAATTTAAAGATGTAGAGTTCTCTGTGAATGACTCATATTTAATAATTGGTCTTGGATCAATCTCATTAAAATCAATTACATTCGTAAATACTGGAGCAGGAATTGCTGTTGGATGAGAGAACTGACACATCAAAGTGCTCACACCTACAGTGGTTGAAAACATACTCAATTGAGTACTAGCAGATCCAACAATACCAACCGTATCTGTTAAATCAACACCATCTTGTGACCATTGATAAGATATATCTTCTGTTGTTCCATCACTTGCTGTCGCAAATGTTTTGAAACTAGCAGTCAAACCTGTTGCAACTGTAGTATCCTGTGGTTGATCAACAACTGTTATAATAGGAGCAACAGTTATTGTTGCAGTGTCAGAATTAAAAGGTTCATTAAATGCATTCGCAGTGCTCCCCCTCTCATATGCAGAAGGAACATAATCTGCTTCAAGGAAAAATTCTCCACCACCACCTGTGGCTAAGTTAGATAATGTAAGAGTTGTAGTAGCAGAACCAGTAACATTATCTCCATCAACAACCGACCCAATTCCAACTTGATACCATTGATAATGAATATCTCCAGTTCCAGTTGCAGGATTAGCAACATCCCCAACTGTCATAAAAGAAACTGTGGCAATACCTATTAGACTTGCTGAACTAGATGTGCTAGTTGCTACACCTACAGGTTGTGTTGAAAAGAACAACGTAGGACCATTTAGATCTAACGATGTTGGACTTGATCGAAATAATGACATCTATTTAACCAAGGAAGTTTTGTCCTGTAATTACTCCGAAGATACCTTGACCTTCCAAATCTGCTCCATCAAATATCTTGAAGGAATAGATATCAGTTCTATTTGCAGTAGTTGTAACGCCTGGAACAACACCACCTGGCCAGTAGACAGGCATCGTTCCACCTGCACCCACGTTCATCGTGGCAATACCAACATTGCGTCCACCTGTGCTATCTTGTGTAAGTTTCAAAGTAAATGATGTTGCTGAAGTTTGATCTGGATTAAAGATCCTAAATCTATCTACATTATCAGTCACTGTGCAAATAAAGCTATTTGCTTCATTAAGATAGATATTTACTTGGTTAGATACAACTGTAACAATACCAACTTCTTCCGAATGACTCTTCAGTCTGGTATGTGCAGTCACATCCAACTCTGCTCTTGGAGCCTGAGTTCCTATACCAACTCCATCGCTGGTAGTCATTAATATAGTAGAACTCGATCCAACCTTAATATTGGTTAGAGTTGCTAAACCAACTGTTAAATTACCACTCGTAACGTTTAAGTTAGCAGCAGTAAGAATACCACTAACATTTACATCCTTAGCATTTAGATAATCAGGGAATCTTGCTTCTCCATTAACCCATAATGAAGTTGTTCCCATACCAACATGACCAATTTCTGCATAGTATCTTGGAGATTCAGTTCCTAATCCTACGTTGTCAAGGTCAGTATTATATAAACCACCAGTTATGTTAGTCCAACCAAAGAGTGATGTGGTAAGACCTGTTAAACCTGAACCATCACCAACAAATGCGGTAGCAGTAACTGTTCCAACAATATTACCATCACCAATCACCTGTAGTTTATAGTGTCCAGCAGTAGTTCCAATACCAACACCAACACCATCTACAGCAAATATTGTAGAACCTGCGCCAACTTGAAGTGTGTTTTCTCCAGGTGTTGTGGTTCCAATACCTACCTGATCTAACGCAAGAATGTCTGCTTCTTTAGAAAGACTGATGTTACCAAAACGTTTCCAATCATTTTCTGAGGTATAAACCCAACCAGCATATCCACCCTGATCTGGGTTAGCAAAGTAACTAACGTCACCTGGGTTAGCAGCAAGAGTAGGAGTTCCTAATCCAACAGTATATTTTCTAGATACTGTTGTATCACCTTGTAAGAATAGTGAATTTGCCTCAAGTCCTTTATCAGAACTAACTGTTAGTTTGTTATTAACAACTACAGGACCACTAAACTCAGATGTAATCTTATTATTATCACCACCTTCAACCTTAAGTGAACGCTTAACTGTGAACTCAGTTGCATCACTTACATTTATCTCTGGAAGATTTGAAATATCCTCACCAGTAACTGTTTGTACTGGAGTATCAACAATCTCTTCCTTACCTGTAATCGTGCTTACTTTCTTATTACCTGTATAGGAGATACCTTTATCATTCATTCCAGTGAAGAAGTTTGCTCCACCTTCCTGTTTAAATGATTGTGCTAATCTTTCCTCTGTAGGATTGATGTCTCTATTTTGTTTAGATGGGAATGCAGTTGAGTAGTTACCTGGACCAAAACCAAGATATTCAAACGTATGAGCAGAAGCACGAATCAAAGAGTGTCTTCTAAGTTCAATTGGATCAACCTTAACTCTTCTAACAACAGAATTAATAAGGTGACTATCTGCTTGAGTTCCCATGACTCCACGGAACACAGTAACAGTAGCATCACCCTCTACTGTAGTAGACTTGATTCTCATCATCTCATTATCTACTACTAGATAATCACCAATTCTAAGGTCAAGATTACCTAAGTTAAGATCTTGGATAGAGATTGTAGGAGTAGTAGAGTTAGCAATCGCACCAGCTAGAGTAGTTGTAATTCCAGCATAACGTGGAACCATACGACCACTTACATTCTCATTATCTACAGTAACAACACCACCATTAGCAGCAAATCCTTCACGATAAGCAAACATCGTTCCTGATTTGGTTGGGTTGGTTGTGCCAGCACCCATGTTAACAGCAAAGGATTTAAGACCTATATCCTTTGTAATTACAAACTTACCATTATATTGTGTTTGAGCAGCACCAACAAACTCTACTCTTTCATCAACTTCTAAACCATGATTGCCATTTGTAGTTACTGTAGCAATACCAGATGTAAAGTCATAAGTTAAAGTATCAATCGAAACTGACTCACCAGTTAGATGTAGATACGAATTAGCAGTGAGTGTCTTACCTACACCTAAGTTCCCCATCGTTGCGATGCCAGAAACACTAGACGCAGATTCCACCGTAATACTTGATGCTTGACCTACAACAACATCAGTAATTCTATAAAGTTGATTGTATTCAGAATAAGATTCTGAGGATACACCAGATAATCTAAGGGTATCACCAATATTACTATAAATCTTCTGAACAGAAACAACACCTTGAACAAATCCACTCGTAGTTGCGACACCAACCACATTCATGGTATTACCTATACCATAGGCACTACCACCATCCATAATCTTAACACCAGTAATGGTTCCACTTCCATTAACAGTTATTCGTGCTGTTGCACCTTGACCTGTAGTAGAAGTTCCAATACCAACTAACTGTGCATTATAAACATCTCCTGCAGTTCCAGAACCATATCCAGCACCACCAGAATCAATACCAACTTTAACAATTCTGTTTAATCCATGCTCAAGAGTTGTAGTAATTGTATGAGCAGTTCCTGAATGCGAAACAATATCAGTAACACCTATACCAATATCACTATCAATAATATACTTATTAAGTGTTTCTTTAGTGACACTATGTTGAGTATCATCAACAACAACTTCACCAATTGTATCAGGAACAGCAAAAGATTTTGTCTCTGGTGGGTCAGAGTCAGGAGTATCTCTATTAGTTTGTGGGAAGAGTTGTGTTAATGGTTGAGAGAAACTTTCTTCCTTGAATGGAGTAACAGTTGGTTTGTTAGATGCATTAACTACAGTTAGATAGTAAACACCATCTTGCTTTCCTGCAATATAATCTTGAGATTCTTTAGCAGTATAAACATAGTAAACATTTTCATATCTCTTTCTCTTAAAGAATGGTAGAGATGTTGTTCTAGCAGAGGTATCATTTGTAAATGTTCCTGGATCTGTTGTCAATCCAACAGAGAATGTCTTATTACTACTTACACCTACAACATTATAATATCTGTTAAATCCAGTTCCTGCAGCACCAGTTGTATTCTTAGTACTCTTAACATTAGCTAACTCAACCCCAGAACCTACAGATAAATTATGAGGAAGTTCTGTTGTTACATTAACAAAGTTATTATCCCAATTAGCATCAGCAATGAAACTAAAGTTTCTTTGTTGGTTTACATTAGCTAATGAACCACTACCATAATAAGTCTGAACCTCTGCGTCAGTTCCACCAATACCACTATTAGATTCCTGTATGATATATCCATCTATGGGAGGACGAGCAACTGTAATCCCACTAGCAGCAGGAATTACATATCTCATTCTGTAGATAGTATCATCTGCGTTTCTACTGTCTGTTCTTCTCTTTATAAATGTTCTTGTTGTTGCCTCTCCAAGTCCAGTTGAACCAAGTCCAACAATTGTAGAGAAAAGATTATTCTCTGTGGCAGCAATAGCAACATTAATATACCATTGTTCATTACCAGAACTCCACTGAATCGGATGTCCTTTATCTCCTGGTAGTTTATCAGATACTCTACTTACAACTTTTAGAAGACCACCTTTGTTATTGATAGCAACAGGAAGATCATTAAGTGCTTCATTTAAGGTCTTCGCAAGTTTAATGTTGGTATTAGTTGCAATACCAGCACCAGTTGTGACTGCAAAATAAACGACATTAGATTCTAATCCATCAGGAACCTGTCCATCATTACTGATAACTCGAACAGACTCACCATTAATAAAGGTATGTGGTTCAGTAAAGGTAATAACTTTATCATTTCCACCAGCACTATTGGAACCAATACTATTGATACCAGTAGCACTTTGTTTAACTGTAAATATCTTTTCTGCACTAACTTGAGTTCTTTCTTCTCCACTGGTTGCTCTTCTACCATCCATTACAATTCGAGCAGTATATTCTGTGACAGAACCAGCGTATGATACAAGAGCTCTTAATTGATCATTTTCTCTCGCACCAACTCTATATCCTTCAAGAACATTCTCAGGTTTAACTGCTTCATTATTTTGATTATAAAGATATAAATTAGCAGTCGATCCAATACCAGCAGATACAGAATTAAGAGTGGCATTAACATCAATTGCTTCAAATTCAAGAGCACTCTCTGTTAAAGGAACCTGTTTAGGAGGAATAATATGAGTAATATATCCTACATCATCCTGTGTATAACAATCTGGTTGGAATCCTTTAGAAGATAATGCTTTTGCACCAAAGTTAGAGTTTGAGTTGGTTAAACTCATATCTCCACCATTTGTTGTCAAGAAGTGTTGTGCGTATCCAATAGCAAAACAGGAAACTGCCTGACAAACACCATTATTAGAAATCTTTAAATGGAAATTCTCATACTTAGGTCTATAAACTGCATGTGAATTGGTGCTTAAGTTAGCAACAGTAAGACTTGTATCATAGTTACCAGAGGGAATGTCATCTGTATTAAATCTAACAAACGCATCATCATCTTTTTGAAGACCGATACCAGTAAACTGGGCAACAACCATCGACTTAAATCCAGATGCCTTGTTACCATCAACCTCCATACCACACATACCATACACAGATCTGAGTGATACGTTAAAGACGTATGGTGAAGATCCTGTTACAGTGTCAGATGAAAGAGTTAATGTGGCACCAGTTGCTGTTGGAGCAGCAGTAGTAGGTGTATTCTGAACAACATACTTTAGTGTAGTATCACTTGGTCTTTCAGATACAACAAACTTACCATCATAACCAGCAGCAGAAACACCAGAAATACGGAATGCAGTATCTACATCCAATCCTTTTAATGCACTATCTAAAGTAACAGTGATTGTAGTATCAGCAGTGCTTGCGTCTCCTGCAAATACACTAGTAATTCCTACAGAAGCACCTCTTGATCCAACAATTCTAAATTCATCAACCTTTGTTTGAATATCAATAGCAGTAGATGGATAATCTGGTTCAATTGCACGACCAGAAGATTGTCCATATGCAAGACCAACCTTCTCATAATACATGGTAAGGTCAGTTCTATCTGTAGTATAGTTAGTGATAAATTGATCGTTAATCTTTACTTCATTAACACCATCTGCAAATTCAAATACAGTTAGTTTATGGTGAGAGAAATTAGGAACAAATTGGTTGGTAGTATAGTCTACGTATGCCTTTCCATTTGGATCAGCATCAAATACACTCCACTCTGCTATGTAACATCCACCAGTTAGTCTGAATACACAACTCCTTTCTATATCATCATTCGTTGGAGAAGGAACATACTTAGGACGTAACTTAGTTTTTCTTACATCAAAACCAACAATAGAAGTTCCACGAGGAACAATTACACCACCATAAATACTGTTTAATTTATAAAGTTCGTTATTTGGGTTCTCTAGGTCAAAGTTTGTTGTTAAATCAAATGGAGGAAAGTCATCAGATGTTGTTCCATTTCTTAATCTAAAATTATTTGATCCGTCTGGTATCCATCCTGGTCTATTATCTACTACATGATCTCCTGGATATAATAGTATCGTTGTCTTCGCAAATCTATCGTTATCTAACCCTTTTTGATATGAAAATCTTGACGACTCAACTAAAGCACGTTGAATAGTTTTAAAAGGGCGAGTTAGAGAGTTACCCTGATTCTCAATACTATCAGTAGCATCCAAATCATTTGGGTTAACATAGAGAATGTTCCCTCTCGTAGACTTTAAAAAATTCTCTAATCTTGAAAGACCCATCTTACTCGCATTATAGTTCTTGTTATGGATTATTTAGCTTCACAAAAACCCTCTAATTCTTCAAGAGTCTTTGCAATTTGATTCATGGCATCCCGAATATCAGGTTCTTGACCTGAATGCATATTCAATTTATCATCCACAAATGTCCATCTCCATTGCTTCATTTCTTTGGAGTGCCACAGTCTAATATTAGGCATTAATCGATAGGTACTAGTTCTGGGTTTTCTAATTCCAATTCAAACACCAAGGGGTTACATTCCTCTTCCATCAAATATGAATATGCCTTATATAGGTCTTCAATTTTCCATCTTCTCTCTTGATCTGCTAATGTCACTATTTCCAGATCTTCTTTGGCAATTTCTGGCAACTCATCAAAAGTGAATGGGACATTCTGTATGAAATACATGAAGACAAGTTTTTCACCGTCTGGAGTGTCATACCAGCAGTAGCGTGTATGTATTAAGTATTTCATTTTCTTATCTATTTCCTCCGACCTATTTATTGTTTAATGTGGATTATAGAGACCCAAATAGTAAACAAATAAACAAATGGTGACAATCAAAAAAAGACCAACAAAATAAACCATAATTAAGAAGGATCAACGTAAGATAATGTGTCAACGGGGGCATGTTCACGAACGTAATTCAATACACTCATAAACTCTTCAGGAGTATCACACTCCACAGTTTTTTTATCTCCTTGATTGGAGTAAATGTAAACTGTTCTTCTCGATGTATCAACCACACACCGAGTTAAATATTCATCTTCCATAGAGTGTCCTGCATATCCCATCAGTATAAGGTAGATGGGATACCTTGTCAAGATGCTGGTCGAGCATACCAGAAAGATAACACAAACCTTTCTGCTGTTCCTACCTCACTCACATAATGAAGGTGTTGAGAATTGGAGAATATAATTAACTTACCTGGTTCTGGTTTGATTTCTATATCTTCAAAGCAAGTAGAACCACCTGTGAAATCATTATTGAGATAAAGCATTGCTGCAAATACATCTGGTTCATGCACATTATTATCATCAATATGTGGTTTCATAAATGTCCCTATTGGCCATCTAACCACTCCCACATATTGTAATTTTATATTATCATCAAACGTTTTGCATCTTGCAGTTACATCATTAATAACACTACTAAAAAGTTCATCCTTTGATTCAGTAAGATGAATAGGATCTACGTTACCACCAAGATATTTTGCACCATAGTTCTGATCAAACTTAAACTTTGGTATCTCTGGATTAGCAGTTAAACTTTCATTTGGATTTGAATGAGTTACTCTCTCAACAAAACTATCTTCTTTATCAAATAGATCTATAAAAGATTGGCACAGAGGAGGATCTAAAAATCCATCCTCAACATAAAGTAATTTCCTCATACAGTAACAATATTTGGAGGACCACTAAAGTTAGGATCTTTATAATCTTTGTCTGGATAATCTTCCCATCCATCACCTTGATATTCAACAACCAACGGATTGCAATCTTTCCTCTCTGCATATACGTGGTAGAAACAATCTATTGGCATACCTCCATTAGCTTGAAGATATATCTTTTCATCATCCCATCTCTTGATAATAATATCTTGATGAGCACCTATTGGTTGAAGTTGAACAGTTATACTTTGAATGTGAACTAATCCTTTCCAATAGTTTGGTAAGAATATCTCCTTTCCTCTTCTCAATCTACCCCTAAAGTAAACTCCAACTTCTGGTCCCTCAATACATGCATAACGAAGACGATTTCCTTCCCCTTTAGTAGGGTGTTGCATATCAAATGGTTTTGGTGACGCATCTGCAGCAGCAAATCTTGCAGCAAGTCTTCCTTTATTACCCCCATCTATATCACCAGTAACAAATAAATCTCCTTCAATATAACAACTATTAACAGTTCCACCTCCTGTTACATATAAGGCATTATCAGTTTGATCATTACCTTGTATTTCTTGATTACCATTAAGATTGAAAGCCCAAGGAGTTCCATCATCTCCATTAACTCTAATATTACCTTCAGTCTGAAGACTTCTCTTTATGGCAGCAGTAAAACAATCCTTATCATCATTATAACATCTAGTCACCATTAAATTTGCTGGTGCAGCACCTGTTTTATCCTCTGAATCAGGATCTCCTCCTATAGCTCCAAGTTTAATCTTAGTTCCATCACCGAAAACAAAAG